ATTTCAAAAGTAGAGTCAGAAGAACAGTCGTCGATCATTATATATTCGTAATCTGTAAAATTATTTTGTTCTAAAACAGACTCGATGCAAGCATCCATATATAAACTAGAATTATATGCACAAGTGTAGATAGATAATAAAGGCTTTTGATTTATAGAAATTACTTCAGGATTTTTACTTAGATATAAAAGAACATCTTTTAACTTTGCATTTGGTTTAATCTGTGAAAACAATACTTGAAAAAACTTGTAGTCATCTTCGTAGTCGATTAATAAATTTACGTTTTTAATATTATAATCATGCTGATTAAAAGTATAAGCGATAGTAGATCTAGAAACATTTCTAACAGCGTAACTAATATGCTCTACATTTTTAAATTTATATGCAGCTTCTTGTAAACACTTATTAGATATGATTTCAAAATTAGTTCCTGCTATTAAGTTAGATGTGTATAGATAATCTAATTTTTCTTTTGTGAAATATGACAACGCTTCTTTTAAGCAATCTGTATCAATAAATATTTTGTCATGAGTAATTCTAATAACTGCATCAAATCCGAATTGTTTAGCCACTTGAGCTTTTCTAGCCAAAGGATCATCAGAATGTTCCGACTGATGTATTAAAATATTATTAGCTTTAGGCATTGACTCATCATTAACATAATTAAGAAAGTCTACGTGCGGAACACTAATGACTATAGGCAAACCAAGATCTTTTATTTGTCCAACTAAATGAGCAATTATAGTTTTATTTTCTAATAAAAGATGAGCTTTATTTGGCAGTCTATTTGAAGATAAACGCGAACATATAACTATCCCGATATTCATTTAATTTAACTTTTCTTTAAAATTAGATCTTGCTACTAAACGACGCTCTACTAAATGATCAATAAATATTTCTGCATCTGCAAAAGTCACATATTTATTTTCGTGTTCGTCAAGAAATTCTATTTTTAAAACTAGACTTTTATCCTTATCGAGAAAAAAATCAGATGTATCCATTTCTATGCAAACTACTTCTTCTTCTTCCATTATGAACCCCACGGGTGTTTGTAGCCTTTGAAACTTTCGAAGCTAGAGCACTTATTACATGGAGACAAAGCAAAGGCAGATTTATTTAGTAAAGAAATCCTAAGCTGTTTAGCAGCCTCAGAGTTAAAGATTTGATATACGTTTTTGTCGTATATATTCCCGAACTGAAGCTTGGATCCTGTATCTGGACAACAGGCTTGGGCGTTTCCTTCCCAGTCAAATATTAATCTATTATGAGCCTGTAAACATGATTGACGATTAGAAAAATCCCGCTCACGATGTTCTAGGGCCTGAAGGTCTGCGTTTACTCGTCCGCCAACCATATCACGGACTGAAACACCAGCTTCAGGCCATCTTTTTTTGGCTTCTCCGATAATATCTTCGTCTTTATTAAGTTTAGTTCTAACGGCTTGAACTATTAACTTTGTATCTTTGCGCTTTGGATGGTTATAAAAATAATCAATATTTTTTAAAGCTAAAGAATGAATCGAGCCCGCACGTTGCGAGTGCATAACTTCTGCATTAAAAGAATCAAAAGAAACTTTAACTTTAGTTTGATTACATAAACCTTCGAATATGTCTTCTCTAGAAGTATCAAATTTAAAATTACTATTTGTAATTCTATCTATGAATGTCCCACCAGAGGCGTGATCTTTTGCAAATTTAGTTATGTCTCTAAATCGTGGGTTTAATGTAGACTCTCCTCTAAAATTAAACTTTAGAGAATTAACTCCTAGACTTGCAGCATCTACTATAATTAATTGTGCAGTTTTATAATCCATAATGCCCTTAGTAAAAGGCAAACTTTTTTGATCTGCGTGATAACAATAACCGCATCGTTGGTTACAAGCAGAAGCTAATTCAAGACTAACGTCTACAGGGCGGTCTAGTTTTAATTGTGGGGCGTATCTGTATTTTAAACGATAAAGTGCATTTTGTAGGGGTTTAAGCATGAGAAAATTAAATGACTAAATTATAATCGAGTCAATTAATTAATATAATCTTTCTTTTGCATATAGCTTAATTTGCGGCATATCAATAGCTCCGGTAATAATATTGTAGTGTAGACTATAGTTATATGTGCCTGCTGATATAAAATCTGTAAAGTTTAATGCTGTTAAAGGACGATCTATCCCTAATAAAGCCGTTGTATATGTTGTTGTATATGGAATAGCTAATGTTTGTTGAAAAGAAGTAATAAGTGTTGATCCCCTATAGAAACTTAAATAACCATTAACCGTAACAGATCCAGCCGATGATCCAAATAATTGATAAGAATTTAAAGTAGCTCCACCTTGAATAAATAAATCAATAGGCTTTCCAGAACTAGATATTGTTATTGTAGTACCAGCCATGTGAGATGTTCCAGTTAAATAAAAACCGCCAGCAGTAAAACCACTTGAAACTGCAAATTGTCCTATTGCTGCTGTTGATGTATTTCCTGTAGAAGCTTGTACTCTGAAATATTCAGTGCCGCCGATTTTAAATAAAATTGCTGCGCTTGAACCACTAGTTAAACCTTCGATTGAAATGTCACTACCGGTTGTAGTATTACTGTTTAAATTCAAACTTCTTGAATAAACATCTCTCCATCTATATTCATTAGATCCAAGATCGTAAGTATTATTTGCACTTGTTGCCGTTAAAGGACTAATAGGAATTAAATGACCTCTAAAATTATCAAAGTTTGTATTAACCTGCGAGGCCCTAGCCTTTGTGTTAGCAGTAAAATTATAAAAAGCTGTTATCGTTGCTGTACTTGGCATATAAGCTCCTAACCGTTTCTTGCTTCATATATAATCTGAAAAAACATTTCAGATCTTTGAGACTCGAAGCACGCTGTATAATAATCATTTGGCAATATTTCTTTATTATCAGGAATGTGGTGCATAAACATTAAATCATTTTTTTTATAAGAAGCATAAACTAATTCTGAACAATAAATATATTCATTTCCAAATTTAAAATTATAGTCGTATCCTAAACCTTCATAGAAAAAAACAGATCTAGAAGCTAATTTATTATGATCTATTTTATGTTTTTCTGAATCATAGACTGGTCTAATTATACAAACTGAATCTTTTTTAAATAACCAAGCTTCTAAATCAACTTGTCTAACTCCACCAAAGTTCTTTTTTGTTCCCCTTGGATTTTTAATATAATAATCACCTACGGCTTCCATAACGGTTCTTTTAGCAGTTACTAAAGCCGCATGATCGTAATAACCTTTTATAAAAAAAGAAGTAGGGCGACCACTCTCATAACTTAATAAAATATCACCCGGTTCTATTAATTGAATACATCGGTCAACTTGTTCGGGACTCATTAACGCTTCTTGATTTCCAACTCTTTGTAAAAACTTCTGAAGCGGAGTTGTTAGCCATAAAAATAAAGCTTTAATTTTGAGTAGCATACCACCTCTTAAATAAATAATTGCCATAATTATAATCTTGATAAGTTACACAAATAGCATCGTTAAGAGCTGGTGATTTTAGGCTAACTGTTTCTAAAGATTTTAAAGACAACTCGCCTGTTTTTTTATTAACACCATCAACTAAATATGGATGAGCCATGTCGTTCTTTACATCTAAAGAAAATAGAATGATCTTACGACTCTCATCGCAAGACCATAATAAAAAACTACTTAAGAAAATTACGACGAGCTTCATCTTTTTCCGCATCTGTTAAGTTTAAATCTTTTAAAGCTTTTTCAAAATCTTCTAGCTTTTGTTCTGACTGCTGTTTTAGTTCGTGTTTAATTTTATAATAGTCTAGAATTTTAATAGCTAAAGATAAAACTATTTTAGCTACAAAGCCCCACGGCCCAGATAACTGAGCCGCAGCAGTTTTGCCAATCAAGTTTATTATATTAATTAATTGGCTAGGCATTTATGCACCAACAACTACAGATAACTTTTTAGTGAAATCTTTTTCTAAAGCATCAGCAATTAAAGGTTCTAATGCACCAAGAACTACATCATCATAAGGATTCGGAGTTTCCGAAACAACTTTTCGAATCTTAGGCAAATAAACTTCTTTAGCTAACTCTTTAGCGCAAGCTTGTGCGTGTTTTAATACGATTGTTTTTGCGTCCATATTAAACCACTGGCTCAACAACTACTGGCGGAGCTTCTTCTGCAAAGACAGCAGCTTCGATTTCAGATTCTTTTGCTTGCGCTTCTTCATACTTAGCCTTAATAGCTGCTTTAACTTCATTAGCTTTAACAATAAGAGCAGCATCCAACTCAACTTGTGAATAGATTTTGTCTGAGGGTGGTGGCAATTCACCGCCTACAGAAGCAACTCCGGCTTCGAATCCTTTTTGATATCCGATGACTTCACCTTCTATTAGACCGGCTGCTTTGCCTTCTTCTAATCCCAAGGCTTTTCCTTCTTCAAATTTAATTGCTCCAAATGCTTCAACGTCTGATTTTACTTCTTCCACTTGTGTTTTCCCCAATCCTAAGCTTTCGCTTAATGCTGTTAATTTGTTTAAGATTTCCATTTTATTCTCCTTCGTTTAGTTTCTTAATAATTTTTCTTCTAATTTATCGACTCGTTTTTCAATGCTTTGATTGCTGTTAATTAAAATGCCAACTGTTACATTAAGAGCACCAACAGATTTATTTAAATCCCAAAGAACAAAAACTGCCGCACTTACTAGAGGCACAATTAAAACATCAATTAATAATCTTATTGTTTCTTGTTTCATAATTTTCCTTTTAATAATATTCGATAACAATAATAGCGCCTTTAAATCCTGGTCCGCCATTATTCCCACCGCCTCCTGCTCCGCCAAGAGTTCCTGCTGCTCCTACGGTATAACTATAAGTTGCCGAAGGACTTGTTATCAAAAACTCTTGATATGCACCAGCTCCTCCGCCAGCACCAGAAGCATAAGTGCCATTTCCACCGCCGCCGCCGCCGCCGCCGCCAAATCCTGAAGGAGTTCCGCCCGGTGTTGTTCCGCCAGCACCTCGAGCACCGCCAACTCCGCCGCCACCTAAAATAGAGCTTCCGCCTAAAGATCCGGGTTCGTCGATAGCATAACCGCCAGGACTTCCCGCTTGTCCGGCAATATTTAAAATATTTGTGTAGGCGGTTGTATTTGTTCCGCCTGCGCCGCCAGGAGAACCGCCGCCTGAAGGCGCGTAAGCTCCTCCGCCAGCAGTAGCACTTCCGAAAACTGTATTTCCACCACTAGTCCCATTACTAGGACCGGAACCATTTGCTCCGCCTCCGCCGCCTGCGCCTACCATTTTTACAATAATACATTTGCAATTTGTTGGAGTTGTATAAGTTCCAGAAGAAGCAGAATCAAAGATCTGAATAGTTGGAGTAGTGCTTAGAGCTAAAGTTCCGCTTCTATTTGGTAAAGTAAAAGAAGTCGTGCTAGCAGTTAATAAATTAATTGTTCCAGAAGCGCCTAAATATAAATTGGTAGAATAAGTATTTCTCCAAGACGCAACTGAAGATCCAAGATCATAAGCGTTGTTAGAAAATGCAGTTGTACTTCCGTCAATAGGAAGCCAATGTCCTCTCATTAAATCAAAATTATTATTAACCTGAGCGGAATAAATAGTCGTATTCGGACTAAAACTATAAAATGCTGTTATTGTTTGAGATGCTGGCATCGTTACACTTCCCTGGCTATTATTTTATTCGAGTAATTATCAAGGTCAATTTCAAATGATATAAATTTAAACTCCTGACCACTTAATAACAAAGAGTCATTTTCTTGTGGGTCAAAAATTAAATCGTCATTAGAATCAATAGCATCATCAGCCCAGCTTTTTTGATCCCATAGACTAGAAGCGGCAATAGGATTTGGGTCATAAGTTACCGATATTCTGTCAAAAAGGTCTAGGTGCGGAATAAATGATGTTTCATATTCTATTTCGTTTTTTAAAGCTGACGAGTCATTAAATATGTTAGTTGCTAAAGCTAAAGCCGTGGCTGTATTTGGGATATAATAATTGTCTAATGAAAAAGTTTTAGCACCCAATACCCAAGGATTATTAGCGGCACTTACTGTTAATGTAGACTCGACTGCTACATAACTTGTCGCTGTAGACGCTTCGTTAAATTTAATTTGTACTCTAGAATAATATTTAGAAGCTCTAAACCCATAAGAAGTTACTTTTTTAATCGTGTGACCATATTCCGAATTTCTAGATCCTGCTCCGTAGAACTCGAAACTAGTTGTTGATAACCCAGATGATCTAGAAACAAATTTAAAAATACCATCTTTAGAAATATAAGGAACAAAGTCTTCGGCTTCTGCAAGCTTCTCGATAATTTCGTAGACGTTCTTATCAATGACATCTTTAGCGGTTGAAGTATTTAAATTAGAATAAATATTACTAGTTGTGCTTATATCAAAATATGAAGTTGTGTTATTAAAAAATGGTTTAAAAATAAAGTTACCAAAAGGATCAACTTGATCTCTAACCATCGAAACAAATTGACTAGCTGTCATTCCTGTAGAAGTCCATCCGGTTAAGTTTCTTGCCGGGTATTCTTGAAACACTGACATTAGTGGCTTAACATTAAAAGTGACTTCATTAGTTTCACTAAAAGCAATATCACCAGAAATTACACCAGTAAAAACAGTTGCGCTTTCTTCGGCGTCCCATTGAGATTGAACTTCATCCCACTCAGAAACATCCCAAGCTGCTTGATATGGAAACTCGTAATTTGTATAGATACCGCTAGAAGCTTTTGTAGAATATAAAAATCCTGCATCTATTCTAACTAATGTTCTTTGCTGATTTAGATAACCAAACCAAAAACTAGAAACATCATTATGAGGGTTATATTTTCCAGATGAATTTTCTGTTACTATTTTAGCGTTACCAAATGTAAATTTAGAGCGCCTTTGAGCGTCCATCGAGTTAGTAATTTTACCAAATTTTTTTACATCGGTAGTTATATCCTGCCAAGTGGTCTCAAATAAACCGGTCGTAGCAGTTCTACGTCTAATATAACATCTAGTAAAAACTCTAGACTTTGGTGATTTAATTAAATTTAAAAGGCTACTCAAGTTGGAGTCTCCTTTAAGCTAATTTTACCACCGAAGCCACTCGAAGCGGCATTATCAGAATACTCATAGAAATCAAAATCACCACTCCAAACGGTTTCGAATAAAAGACCATCCCAGCCTGTAGTTGTTCCGAACGGGCAGAAATTAAAAGGAGAGTCTTGATTATAAAGATCATAAAGAACATTTCTTTCGGCCTCGTCGATATATTCTAAGCTTAAGCTAGCTTCGAATTTTCTACGAACCGTATTGATTCGAGTTCCACCATCTGATAATTTATGCACAACTTGTTTCGGCACAATCTTCGGTTTGTATTGTTGAGCCGAAGGAATTTTATCTAAAGAAACTTCTAAGTCAGATAATACTAAAAGACCTAAAAGCTTTTCGCTATTAGCTACTTGTGTAGTAGTACATTCTAAAGTGATAGAGCTTACTGCTAGAGTGGAAAATCTAAAATATTTATTAGTCTCTACATTGTTAGTGTAGTTACTTGTCGTTGTATCTGCATTTAATAAAGTAAAACTATTAGCAGTAGCACCGTTATAGAACATTCTAAATTGTTCGAAGTTAGTATCTAGCAAAGCAATTCTAGAAACAGAAGTCGTAGCGCCGAAGCTAATCGTAATAGATGCTGTCGTTGCATCATTATTTAATCCATCAGAATAATATTGATAATATGGGTCACGGGTGAACAAATTTCCGGCCGTTCCTGTATTTGAATTAACGGCTATTTGTGTTGTCGTGTTTAATAAATTGGCTTTAATAAACTCCATTAAATCACTCCTGAATCAAAAGAAACTGACTCATTATTTCTTCGAAGTTTTAAAAGTTCTTTGTCTACTGCTACGGCAAATTGTCTAGCATCTGACTCACTTCCGAGAAGTCCACCGTAAACATTTATAATCATAGAACCGCCACCGCCGCCTAAACCAAACTCGGCTGCTCTATCTAAAGGAATAACGGCTTCGGCTTGCCCAGCTTCTCCGATTGTGGCTTGAGTTCCACCCGGTCTTGGCATTACGATACCGCCTTCGGCTAATTGAACACCGGCAATTTTAGACACGTTAGCAAAGGCGCTCACACCGATACCAGCAGCAGCGGCAATATTGGCAGGAAAAGGAACATTAGCTAAAGCATTTTGAATAGCTAAATAAGCGTTAATAGTAGCACTAGAAATAGCAGCAGCTTTTCCGATAGATGCTAACTGACTATTTGAAGAACTAGAAAGAGAAGCTAATCCATCAGTGAACTGAGCATAACCTTGAAGCATTAACTTTTGTTGGTTCTGTTTAAACTCTCTTAATTTAATTTCTTTTTTTTCTTCGTTTAATCTATAAATGTCGTCCATCGCAGCAAGCTTTTGTTTATCTGTAGTTGCTTCTTGTAATTTTGCTTCTGCTGCTTTTTTAAAGACTTCATTTTTCTGAGCTTCTTTAGCTCCAATTAGTGCAATATCTTCTTCCTGTTTAGCAATAGAGTCTTCCATTTCTTTGACTCTTTGTTCTTCATTATTGACTGCTTTAATTTCGTTTTGTCTAAGTAAAGAGTCTTTTAGCATCTGTTCTTCTTGAACATACTTTTGTGCTTTAGCTGCTAAAGAAGCTTCGTCTATGGCCTGTAACTTTGCTTGATATGAATTTGTTATTGTTTCTAACTCTGTGCCTAGATCTGTAAAACCACTTGTTAACGAGTCTTTGGCTTTACTAAATTCTCCATTTACTAAATAAGAAAGTGATTGAGCGATTGTTCCGAGGGTACCACCGATAATTGTGCCTAAACTTTGAAAGGCAAATTGCACTCCCATTGCAGATTTAATTACGAACTCAAAAGCTGTTCCGATACCGTCTATAAATCCGGTAAAAGATCCAGAGTTAGATACTAAAGCGTTTAATTCATTTGCTACTAAAGTAATTACAGGAGCTAGTCGTGCACCTAAAACTTCAAATAATTCAAAAACTGATTTTTGTAATAATTGTAAAGCACCAAGTCCATCCGTTGCTGCTTGTGCTTGACCGCCAAATTTAGAATTTAAACCAGTCATTACTTGTTGAAATTTTTCTTGTTCAGTTGCTCCTTTAGCAACTTCGATTCCATATCTAGCTAATGCATTAGTGGAAGTTCCTATAGATTTACCAATAACTTCGGCTGCTTGAGCTGCATCTATTCCTTGAGCTTGTGCGAAGTCTAAGATTGCTGAAGTAGCTTCTTTTGTTAAAGGAATATTTTTAGCAAATTGAGTGTATGCTGATTGCGCTTGTATAATTTGCTCGTCACCGAACATAGTTACTTTTGACAATGCTTCGGCTTGATCTAAATAATCTTTTGATAGTTCTCGTGTGTAGATACCACCATTTACTAAAGCTCTGTTTAATGAGTTAGTAGCGGCTTCTTGTTCTTGAAATTGTTTAATTGGAAAACTGATTGCACTAAATAATTCTTTGCCTAAATTTACTAAATCACCAAAAGTAAATACAACTTTATCTAGAGCTTCTTGTCCTGCTGTTTTTATTTTTAACAGTAACGATGCTTCTTTATTTGCCATACATCCTTGTCTGTTTTCTGGCCTTTTCAGCCTGTCGTTTTTCTTCTGTTGTTCCGACGCTTGCAACTAATAAATTAAATTGCAATTCATCGGCAGAAAGTTTTAAAAAATCACTCGGCTTGCTTCCGTATCTGCGCGAGAGATAATCAATATCGACTAGTCTTTGTTTTGCGACGCTAACTGTTTCATTTTTTTTTTACCGTAAGTAAAACTCATGATCTCATTATATAGCGCGACAACTAAATCCCAATCGACAAATAAATCCTGCACCCAAATGCCAGTATCTTCTTTTTTATGTGTGATTCTTGGGTGAACCACACAACCACAAATAACATCCGAGAAATACTCAATGACTTTCTTCTCTTGAACTACACCAGTTAAGTCTTGTTTATTTTTATAAGTTTCAAATGTTTGTTTTATTGTATTGGTACCATCTAAATAATTAATAGTATTTAACTTTTTAATTTCAAAAGTAATACCATTTATGCGCACCTTTTTAGATGCGTATAAATGATCTTTTAATGATTTAGAAAATAACCAATTAAGCATAACTATTTGTCTTATTTAAAACTACTGATTGAACAGCGTAGCCTGAAGTTGTTGGGTCACGAAGAACAGCGAAAGTAATTTCACTTACTAACGGCTCGTTAGGTCCACCGATTTCTGGATCACCAGCATCAGCAATTACTACATACGGCATTGTAAATTTAATTGATTCTCTTAAACTAGAGCCCGTCATAGTTGGTCCTTGAAATTGAAACTCTGCCGCAAATCGAGTTCCTGCCATCATAGCATCGTAAGCTGTAGTTGTATCAAATCTTACTGAGCAACTTAACTCGAACTGTGCTAAACCAGCAGGAAGAACCGAAAGCACATCGCTACCGATTCGTCGTGAAGTAGTATCTGCATTTAAATTATTTTTTACACTAAAAGCAAATGACTGAACATTCCAGAAACTTGTAGTAGTTAATCCAGCCGTAGAAGTTTCTACAGAGAAGCGACCATTTACAAAGCTTAAAGGAATTTGATTTGTAGTATCTAAAACCGAAGCGACATTGTTAGCCGTTAAGCTTGCGTCTTTTCCGATTAAAGAAACGTTCATCATTAATGGCTCGTCGATTTCGGCAGTTAATCCGAACTCGTCTACTCTTAAGCCAGAATACTCGAAGATCTTACCACTAGTGGCGTCACCTTTACGCATATTTATGCATAACGATGAATAAGTATTCAAGAAGTTATTAATGCTTACTGTGTGCTGAAATGTTCCTGAGCCTACAGTATCACCAGTTGCAGTTGCAGAAACTACAGTTCCACCACCGAAAGCGTTATGTAATAAATAATTACATGCTAAATTCATCGGTGAGAAATAACCCTCGATTTCACCTTCTAGTGTTCTTCCTAGTTGGATAAAATTAGAGTTAGTTCTTGATGTTTGGATTTCTTCTAAAATCTTTGTTTCTTTTGTAATCTTTAGAGAAGCGGAAAGAAAATTTAAACCAGCCGTAGCTGTGTTGTATGCTCCATAAGTTAATTCTCTGCCGATCGCTAGATAACTAAGATCGCCAGTTGTTACTCCATCGCCTAATGCCATATTAATACTCCTTTAAATACTTTTTAAAAATGATTCAAAATGTCTTTTTTCAATATTGTTAATCGTATAGTCTATTTTAGCCATTATACTTTTGCCTTTTTCTAGCTCAGTTTTTAATAGCTTTAAAGTTTTAGCGTCATCAGTATTTTCTCTGTACTGCATTTGATAAGCTAAATCTTTTGTAGGCCCGAACTGTAGAGTTGAATGTTTAGCCGTTTGAACTACAGGAATAAAGAATGTTCGAACATACTCTTCGATCCACTGTCTAGAAAAATGAAGATTACCGGATGACCACATCGGAGTCCCATCGTCTGCATAAAAATACAGATGCTTCATATAATCGTCTTTGCCTTGTGCATCTTTATCAAAAGCATAATAGTTCCCGTTAAACTTCCAACTGTAGTCATAACCAGTTAAAATATATTTGTCGTAGCCAAAGAAATTATTTTTCTTTCCGGTTTCACATTGAGTTAATAAAATAAGCATAGCATTTGAGACGTTCGTTCCTGCTATGATAACATTTTTAGTTCCTGATAATTTACAAAATTCTTTTTCTGACTCAATAACGTCTTTATTTGCAAAGAAATAAGTAGATTTCCAATTACCTTTTTCGGTCCATACTGGATTTCCGCACACGTTAATAAATAAAACTGTGTCTTGTAATTGATCTTTGTAAGGCTTTAAATACTTATCGTAATCTACATTAGCATCACAAACTACGCAGTATGTAGGCGTGATACCGTTGTTTAGCAAATGACCTAAAGATTTATCACAACACATGATATCTACATTATCTTTATAAGTTTTAATCGTTTCAATTTGTTCTTCGAAAGAATAGCCATTAGCTACTAATAAAATAGCTTTTCCTACACCTACTTCCTGAAAATCTGACAAAGGTTTCTTTTCATATTTAGAATGTTCTACGGCGTGTCTGCGCCATTGTTCGGCCCACTGGGTATATGCTACTTCGGATTGTTTTTGTATGTGGTCTGGTTTCACTTGGGGTTACTCCTTAATAAAATACTTCTGCTTCGAGAGACAAAACTCCGGAGCGTAAGTGCGTTTGTTCATCTAGCATAGTTGTATAGAACTTACAGTCAACCGACTTCTGCCAAGTTACTTTTCCTTGTAGTGTCGAATCTGAGCGTAAAATTAACTCGATGTTTTCCATCAAGTAATTAATATCTTCGTCGGCTGGATCTTCCGTAAGACTATTAAAATTATTGTTCCATACAGAGCCGACAACTTTAATTTCTACAGTGGCTCGTCTTTTTACATTTAATTGATCTTTAGCAATATCATCCCTGCGCATAGCTTTGCTTTCTACATAACAAGTCACTAAAGGAAAGAAACTTGCTTGAGGCGCTATTCTCTCAGGATTAACTTTTAGAACTTTAACGACTCTTTTAGAATTAGAAAGCCCAGCAGATAAGTCTATCGGGCTAGCCGTAGTAGTATTTGCTGTAGTTAAAATAGATAAAATTGATGATTTAATCCCGTTTAAATCTGCGCGAGCTGCCATCTAAACACCCTCGTCAATCATGAATTGCAAAGTTTGAACTGAAATCTTTTCCATGGCTTCATCGGTTAACCACATGAAGTCACGTTTGGGTAACTTCGGCCCACCCTCATCGTGAGCGGCTGCGTACGGAAATCCACCAGCAGTTTTAGCATTATTAAACCAAAGAATACCGGCAGAAGTTTTTCTATTACTCGTAGGCAAGAAAGTATTTCTAAGGCGTCCACTATCTTGTAAAATTTGATTTCCACCTTTGCCTATTTTTTGCATATAGTCTTTATAAGATTTAGACCATGATTTCCAAGGACCTTCTGAGCCTTTTTGTTCTTGAAAGTGCTTTATAATATCAGCGTATACAATAGCAGAAAGTAAGCCGACATATTTTTTATCAGCTCCACTAACTTTTTTTAAACGAGCATCTAATCCTTTTAAAAAGGCTGAGACTTCTTCGTTATTAAATTCTGCTACTGCAATTTCTGCCATTATTCGCGCTCCGTAGAAATGTCATCTAACTTATCTGGGTCAACTTCCCAGCTTAAAGGATCGTCTTCGTTAAATGTGTTTGAATAATCTGATGTAGTAGATAGAACTTGAAATGCACTATTGGCAGAGTCAGAAATAATATCTCCATCTGCATCTGTTAAATCGGCTTTGTATTCTGCAATTAATTTTAAATTTAATAACGCTTGATCTATTAGCATTTTGCCTCTAGACATGGCGTCTTTTCCGCCTCTAGACATACGTTGATACATATATCCTTCGGTTAATGTTTCTGTGAGAGATGTTAAGATCGGCGGTACTGAGGCTGTCGTAGTATAGAATGAGCCTATATCGTACCGCTTCGAAATATATTTATTAACTTCATTTTCGGCGTGATCAATTAATTTAGTGCAAAGGGAAGTAGTCGCAGTGTCAAACTCCGTACCGATCATTAATATTTGTAGGCTTGTCGTGCTTGCGTATATTCCCATTTTGTCCTCTAAACTTTGTAACTAGTCTTAGCAAACTTCTCGGCATATTCTTCGATTTGATCTTCTCGAATAAATAGACCTTCTGTTTTCCAATCGGAAATCATTTGTTTGATATGTAATTTTTCTTCTTTTTTATTTAAGTTGCCAATGTAGTTTCTATAAACGCCACTTGGCTTGAACGTAAGAGATAGAACTTTGAATCCGTTTTGTGTGTACATAACTGGAAACTTAAGTTTCTTTTTAGCAGATTTTGCCTTAGCGAGTTTTTTAGCTTGCTGATTAGCTTCTGTGCCTTTGGCTTCTGCAAATGTTGGGGTTGTTTCAGACATATAGTCTCCTTAAAAAAGTATGGGGTTTAGATTAAATGAAAAATGATCGGACCTGTAAACCCCAAGTAAACAGGCCCAACCAAGTTTTAAATAACTTTTAGACGGTGTTATTGATTAAATAACCAGTTAACGAAGCAACTACCTTGTGTTGATATTTTACTTCAACTTCGATAGCTGTAGCGTTTCTTTCCTGGTCAAACCAACTGCGAACTCGCGGAGCTGCTTTAGCAAAAGTGTAACCGCATGAAGGAGTTTTAATTCCTGCCGATGCTGGCTTCCAACCTAAGAAAGCGATGTCAGCAAAGAACGGCGTAGTAGAAACTGTTAAACCTTCTGCTGCTGTATCTTGTACCGCAGTAGGGACTAACAATTCTTGAACTCCGATTAATGCTTGAACCATGCTTTGAGAAACTTCTGCGCTAGTGTACTTGATACGATCAAGAACAGAAACGTGGTTTTTAAAAGCGATAAATCCATCACGTGGTAAGATTGCGAAAGTCGGTGTTTTTCCAGAAGCATTAATAACCGAAGTTGCTCCTGTATCGAATACCGGAACCGGATCTGAAGTAACCGTGTTAGATGACCAAATAGCTGCGGCAGCTAAAGACACGTTCAAAGACCAGTTAGTAGTTGTAAACAAAGATGCTAAAGATAATTCCATGCGACGATAAATAGCGTCAGTTAATGACTCTGTCGTGTCGACTTGTAAAGAACCTTGATCGTTGTTTTCTTCTTCGTCTACTCCGACATAATCTTTTAAAGCATGTTGCTCTAATAAATATGAAGAAGTTGAGAACTCGAAACCGAACTCACGAGCGACCGCTTTAGGTGCACGTTTAGTTTCTGGGATACGGAAGTTTCTATCGTATACACGATATAAGTCCGAATCTTTTTGTACGTTTACGGTTGGAAAAACTTTATCCCAAATGTATTCAGAATTTTTATACTGAACCGACACATTTGAGAGTAACTGATTAACATGTAATTGATTTTTTAATGGCATTGTACTGCTCCTTTCCTTTTATCCCAGATTATGGGATTGACTTGAAGTGTGGGTTAATTAAAACATCGGCGATTGTTCCTGTAGCTGCTACTGTAGGACCAACTAAAACTCCGACTACGAATGAACCCGCTGTTACGTTAACGTGTGGAACTCCTTGACCTGCGTTGTTTGATGCAACGTAAGATCCTGAAGTTACAGTATCGTTAAAGTAAAGTTTCTGAATACCAGAAAAAGCTACTGGGATTGCCGCTGTAGTATCGAGGATTGTGTCCTCAGTAATACCTACTGGAAGTTCCGCTGATGAAGCAGGAAGTTTCACAGTGTTAGCAGTTCCTGTTAAAAATGTAACGATTCTGTATGCAGAAATTGTCGCATTAGCTTTAAATGAAATTGATGCTGGATTTGACATGTATAGACTCCTTTCTTATTTCTTTTTTGATTCTTTTAAAACTGCTTTCGCAGCTTGCGCGTATGAGCACTTATTTTTTTCCATGTACTCTTTAGCTTTTTTAGTCATTTCTTCGTCCATATTGAAGTTTTTCTTTTCTGGAACTTCATCTAATGAACTCTCGTCGAAGTTAACATCTAATGATGATCTGAAAAGTTTTAACATTTCTTTAAGGGCGTCTTCTTTACTTAATTTATCTTTTGAGTATTCTTTTTTGTCCGGTCCACAAAGCTCAGTGATTAAGTCCTTCATAGCAGGAGTGCAAAGTTTATTAGCGATTAAATCAGAAACAAACTTTTCTGTTTTGATTTTTTCATTTTCTAATTTTAACTCTTGTTCTTTCTTTTCTGCATCGGCTTTAAATTGCTTTAATGCCTCTAACTCTTTTTGGTCTGCGTCTTGTTTTAAAGCGAAATCTTTCTTTTCTGCTTCTAAAGATTCAGCCTTTTCCTTGATAGCTTGTAACTCAAGCTCTAGTTTGATTTCGTTTTCTGTTTTAGACATCTTGTCTCCTTTTTCTAAATTAAATTCTTTTAGATCAAGCATTTCGCCTGAGCCTATTTTTTCGTAAGTGTTTTCTAGATTTTTATACATCGCCAGAATGTCACTTAAGTTCATGACTCCGGGGGTGTCTGCACCGAGAAGTGCTACAGCGGCAAGCATACGTTTATAAGTTTTATCTCCGATAGAGATATTCCAGAAGATCTCTGAAGAGACCTTTTTGTATGCCTTGTTTTTAATTAGATCATAGATCTTGGTGGGTATGTCAACAAAATCCGCACATAATTTATTCCCAACTATATAGATCCGGTCTACCCATCCGGCTGCCGGCAGTCCATCAGCCTGTAAAAGTTTCTGTTTAGAGTCGTGACCTAACTTTAAATATGGTCTAACTCCTTTATTTTCATTAAAGGCGTTTACCATTTCTTGAAGATCCGCTTGAGTATATTCGTCGCCGTTCCATTTGCCGGCCGAAAATATTTCTACATTTCTAATAGTGTTAGACATAAAAATCCTATTCTAAGGCTATGTAAGTGCCTTTTTTCAAAAGTTTTTGTACATGTTCCCCGAAAGTGTCAGGAGTATTATTAGAAGCTAGATCTGATGACCATGGATTGCCTGCGCCACCGGCATCGTTAAGAGCTTCTCCCATAGTTCCGGCTTCGTTGAAATTTGTCTTAAGAGCTGACCAAACGGCAGCAGCTAGACCTTCAGGACTTAGCGGAGTCGCTCCACCGGCGGCGGCTTCCATAAATGCTATAGCTGTTAATAATCCTGTCGGTGTTACTGTAATAGTAGAAGAACCTTGCATAGAAAAAGTCCCACCTAGACCAGCCGTTCCGACAGAAACAGTTATTGTTCCCGATGCTTCTGCTGCAAATTTAGCTTCTAGGGCTGCCGTTGCTTGAACTACAGTTATAGTTCCTGAAGCTAAAGCGGCAAAAATCTGGCCTAGACTAGCATCAACTAAAGTAAAAGTAATCGTTGACGAAGCGACCATGTATTGAGCGTTTACTAAAGTGGCATCTGATTTAGCTAAAGTAATTTGAACTTGATTATTAGTCGCCATGCCGCCCGCAATTTGTGGCATTACTAAAGCCATCGGGCTTAGGTAAGCGTTCGGTGTAGAGGTAAAGCTAGGAACTCCTCCAAGCTGTCTATTTCTTCTAGAGCCAACCGGCGCTATAGCCTCTGGATAAAAATAAGAGACGCCCGTGCTTGTAAGCTGACGCCCTAAAATTCTATTTAATACAGTTCTATTGCCTAATAATGCCATCTATCCCCACGCTGTTTCGATGTAACCTAAGAAAGTTGTACTTGCAGCAGTAGCGGCACCGGCTACATAAATTAATCCTAAAACTGCGCCGTCCTGAACTTGTTCTAAACTTGGAACCATGTTCACAAAATCGCGCTCATAATAAACGTTAAGTGCTGCTACTGGGATCATCGCAAGCTCTCGATATAGAATCATGTGATAATAAGTTGCAGCAGTTCCAGAACCGGCAGTTAATTGAACAGACTGAATTGATCTTATTCCTGCATCACCATTTGCTAGAGGTAAAGGAAAGAAATTGTTCGCAGCTATTCCTGAGTGAGCAATTTGTCCTTGAATTGCAGAAGCAGTACAAGCAACCGTTACTGGCATTTGTCTTGATCCTGTTCCGGCAGAATTTGTGTAAGTCATAGATACGTTATGCGCTACTGCTCCGATAGTAGTAGGAGCTACGTTTGTTACTACATATCCAGTTCCGCCTGATACCATGAACGCCTTAACTCCGGCTCCAGTCGTATATCTAGGTAAAGTATTTGTGTTAGAGCAAGTTTGCGCAGACGAAGAATTGGCATCTAAGTAAGCATACCCACCGAGTAGATCTACTAAATAAAATTGCCCAACTCCGGTAGCTGCCGTTGTCATTAATCCCATACTTAATAAAGATTTTAAATCCGTAGAAACGGATCCACCGTGATACATAGCAGGACTATTAGAAGTCGTTAACGGTTGAAACATCGGCGTGATAGTTCCAGAAGAAGAACCCCACTCTACAACCGAAATATTTGAAACTGACCAAACCCCGGTATTAACAGAAGCATTTAAAACAAAACCGTTTGTATTTGCGGCCGTAATAATTTCTACGAAAGTTCCTGTAGCTGCTCTACTTGTTCCGGTAACTCCACCTAAAGTGAAGAAAATATTAGAAGAAGTCCAAGCAGAAACAGTATATTGAACTCGATAAAATCTTCCAGTTACGATTGCGATATTCATAGAATCAGCAGTAAGAGTCGTGCCTGTTCCAGAAGTTTTAGCGAAAGCATTTGATGTCGCTGCAAACCCAGTTCCGTTAGCTGTCCAATTAAATAAGTTAGCCGGAGCAAAACTATTTATAAGATGCTCCCCGACTAACATTCTATCGGGAGTTCCTGGTAAAATAGAAAGATCGTAAGCACGACCAGCTACATAAGCAGTAGTTAGCCCAGTCACTTTATTATATTGTGCTCGCCACTTTTTACCGTTCGTTGATATTTCACTAATTAAATCGTCTGTACTTGAAAAACCTGCCATATTAACCCCACACTGTTTCTATGTTTCCGTAAATTGGTGCCGCTGCGATACTCGCATTTGGCAAAACTAAAAATGATAAATAAGCGCCATCTGGAATGATCGGCATATTCCATCCTGTATCTATTAAAAAATCTTTTTCCGATGGTACGTTCGCCTCACGAATAGAGTGAGAACCTAAATCTTTGCAAAGCACTAAAGCGAAAATACCGCCGTTTGTAGTTTCGAATGTAAATGATTCTACTGATCGTATTCCGCTATCGCCATCTGCTAAAGGTATCATCCACGAATTTGATCGAGCGCCAGCAGTTGCACCACCTGAAATAATTGTGCCTGCCGTTGTGCTCACATTACTTCTACATCTTTTACTTATGCGCCCTGAAACACCATCCGAATTTGTATATTTAATAGTAAACTCGGCTCCACCAGTATAAGCTCCCTGCGCGACAACATAAGCCATCACGCCAGCGCCATCTGTATTTCTAGTTAGTGGATTAGTGTTGTCAAAAATCTGCTCGTCTGTTGAATCACCGTCGATAAATGGATAATATAATAAAGAATCAATCCATATCAAATTAATCGGAGCAACCGAGCACATAACACAAGCTTTTTTTAAATGTTTTTGTGCTGGGCTAACGCTCGATCCGTGTTGTATTCCTTCACGCGCTAATAAATATTCTGCTTTTAAAGGAGTGGACGCGTAGAAGTTTGTAACTGGATGCCCAGACATATTAGAGCCATCAAACCAAACACCGACAGTCGTAGCGACCGCCGTAGTTTTTCTAAAAGTGCCAGAGTGTTTTTGTCCACCATCGACAACTTTAGTTTTATAATCTGATAAGTTAGAAAATCCTGCCACGTTAATCCTTAGTCAATTGTGAATGATAATGCGCCCGCTGCGAACTGAGGCTGAACCCCGACCGTAGTAGGAATAGCATTTGTTAAAGCTGCTCGAACAATAATAGTTCCGGCTCCTGCTGTAGAAGTTACGATTGCCGCATAAGTTAAATTCGAAGTAGCCGAAGTAGAAGTAATAAAAGTTACTGTGCTTGCATTTGATACCGAGTTGCCTGCTACGGTAAAACCTGTTGCTCTAGTTACTGCCGCGCGCGCATAACCGCCGTATGTGGTTTCTCCCGAAATTGCTGAACCGGCTTCACCCGGATCACTCTCATATAACGCAATAAATAGTTCTGAATTAGCGTTCCATGATGTAGCTGTGCCTACGAAAATTTGATTTAAAATTGCTGTTTCTGCTGTGTTCGATAAACTCATAATAACTCCTTTTAAGTATAAGTTAAGCTAGCGCGGTCGTTCCATACGTTGTCGAAATTGGCATTGCCATCGGCAAACATAATATCAATATCTTCACCCGTAGTTGTAATTTTCTTAATTCTCCAAAGTGCATCTGCGTCTGTAGTTCCTGGAGTAGCTTCTCCGATATAAGTCACTGATGCAGATACATAATCAACGTGTTTTGTGTAGCTAGTTGCGCCTGATCCTGACATTTGCGTATTCTCCCAGTAAGCACCGTTCCAAGTTAGAACATCGTTCGGTAGAGGATTTGTTATTTTTACGTTACCGATATTCTGAAGTTTTCTAACTCTCGCCGGTGAGCTGTCTATTTTTCTGTAAAACTTCCACTTGTTTTTTTCTTTATAGAAGATTTCTCCGAGTGCAGTAAAAGCCCAGTCGTCGTTTTCTCCTACGTCTTCGGTTGGCATTATAGTTGTAGAATGAATTAAATTGGCTTTTCCAGCAACTCCGGTTTCGCCTTGTGGTCCAGTTTCTCCTTGCGGTCCTGGAAGTCCATCTTTGCCATCGACGCCATCTTTACCGTTTTGCCCGTCTAAACCTTTGGGCCCACGTGCACCTTTTGGTCCCTGTATTCCTGGCGGTCCTTGTAAACCATCTTTGCCATTTAAACCGGGTGGGCCTTGTTCTCCATCCTTTGGCTTTTTCTCGAATAAAATTTTTTCAACTGCACCAGTCAGTTTATTGTAAACAAGTTTATTCATACTTTATGTTTTTATGACTCAACTTTTTAATTTCTTTTTTTTCTTCGTCTTTATATTCGATGGTGGTTTCGTGAAATACTTTTCCGAATAAGCTATATTTTGTTATTTCTACTAGACCATCAATAATAGTTTCTATTTCTACATTAGGATCGCCAATTTTAGGTTGTTCTATTTCTTTTTCTAACACCGAAGTATATTTAGAAAAGCCAGAGCCTTTATTATCCTCGATAAACTTCTCGGCACTTACTCCACGAATAGTCTCTGTAGGCTTAAATGCTTCATACTTAGTAATTGGGATTAATGTAGATCTACAGTTAAAGTGCATAGGCGGAACGGGCTCGTCTCCTGCTTTAAAGAACTTCCCATGTAAACCGGAGCAAATTTCAGAAGTGCGTTCATCCATGATCGCACTATATTGATAACCAGAAACGACACCTGTAGAGTCGAAAAACTCTTTTCTGCCGTTATTCATAACTTCGGTGTGTTTTGTTCTAGCGTATCTTTCTAGAGCTACATCGGCTAGAGGTTTCAATTCGTCACTTAGTACACCGATAACAGAGCTTAAAGGCTTCCCGTCTTTAATTGCTGCGATTAATTCAACACGAGTGCGCTTTAAAATTGCATATTCATAGTCACCAATAAAATTAAATACTTCAGCATCTAAGACTTCTAAAAACTTATCTTCAGCTAGAGGCTTTTTAGCATAGTCTGACTTTTGTATTTCACTTTGAGCTTGTGCTGCTGAGTCTTTATATAAACCAAAGAAAGAGTTTTTAATAATTTGCTTTAACTCTTTTTTATACTTTAAAGATAG